AAGGGCGGTAAGGTAAAGTAATTTGTCTTATCTTCAGAGTAATATACCGCATTTCAAATGTTGGGTGCGAAGGGAATACACCTGTAATCATTTGAAATATCACGGCGAGTTTCTTCATGCTATGGCGATTGCCGTTACCACAATGCCCAGCCGGTGTTTGAGTTTTCAGATGATATTCACCGGCTGCGAGGCAGATGGGACGGATGATCCCAATGTCCACGGGGGAGCGATGTGGGCTAGAATGCCTATTACGGCTCTTGTGGGCGATACTCCTTTTGAAGAATGGCCCGAACCTATGCCTGTCCATTTGGCGCAACCTTGGGACTGTATGTCCCATACACACGCAGTTTATCGTTTAGATAGAGCTCATCCTTGCCCGTGGCTTGCTAAGATAGGGCCTAATTTTTTCCCGGCTAAATACTATTTCACGGTAGATTATACCGAAAGTGAGATAGCGGATGACCCCGCCCAGCACAAACAAAGTCACGTTCTAGAACTTTTAGATGCGGGTCCTTACACGGGAAATATTGTTGCGTTGCCTAATAATCGTGTTCGTGTTACGCATCCAGCATGGTTTGAAACAGGGAACGGTCCCCCTGATTTTCTGCCTTCGCAGCATATACACTATTCAAAATCGGATTTAGACTATACAATGGATGTAAATCAGATCTTCGACAACCTGTATGCGGAAGATAAGAAATGACCCTTTCTGGTAGCACAAATTTTGAGTTAGATGTAACCGATTACGTTGAAGAGGCGTTTGAGCGATGCGGGCTTCAAGTTCGCACGGGGTATGACTTAAAGACAGCTAGACGATCATTAAACTTGATGTTAGCGGAATGGGCTAATCGGGGTCTAAATCAGTGGACTATCGCTCAAAGCACTCAGGCGGTCACTTCTGGTACGGGTGATTACACTTTAAGTGCAAACATCATTGATATTCTATCTGTTGTGGTGCGAAGAGAGGGAACCGATTTTGCCTTAACTAGAATGAGTCGGGACGATTATCTAACTATTCCAACAAAAACGACTACCGGTAGACCTAATCAGTTTTTCTTAGATAGGCAGGTCACGCCCGTTTTAAAAGTTTGGCCTGTTCCGGAAAATAGCACAGATGTTCTTATATATGATGCCTTAACTAGAATGGATGACGCGGACGAGTACACTAACACTTTAGATGTTCCGTTTAGGCTGTATCCTTGTTTGGCTGCGGGTTTAGCTTATTACATATCTATTAAAAGAGCCCCGAATAGAGCGCAACTCTTAAAAGCAATGTATGAAGAAGAGTTTGAAAGGGCTATGGCTGAAGACCGGGATAGAGCATCCTTCAATGTTGTGCCGCAGTTCCAGTATTTTAGGACAACATAATGTCACGGTTTGCCTCTGGAAAAGACTCTTATGCTATTTCAGATAGATCTGGCTTTAGGTATAAATACCGTGACATGCGAAAAGAGTGGAACGGATTACTTGTCGGAAAAGATGAATTTGAGGCAAAACAACCGCAATTAGGTCCTTTCCGGAAAGTTTTTGACGCCCAAGCTTTAAAAGACGCCCGCCCACCAGAGCCCGAAACTTTTACTGTTTTAGTGGGTAATCCTCCTTTGGAAGACCCTAATATGGCGTTTGTAAAGGCTTCAGCGCAAGTTGGTCAGGTAACAGTGAATTTACCTACGGCAACGCCGTCTACGGCCACTCCTACGGGTCTTAGCGCAACAGCAAGTGTAGGTGCCGTTGCGGCCTCTGGAACAGGCACCGTTATAGCTGCTACATACACTGTTACAGTTGCTTCTTATCTTGGAGCTAATAAATATTATATTGATGGAGTTAGACAAGATACCGTCAGTTTGTCGGAGGGTAGCACATATAGATTTGATCAATCTGACAGTAGCAACTCTGGTCATCCTTTAAGACTTTCTGCGACTTCTAACGGCACTTGGGCTGGAGGAACACAGTACACGACAGGAGTTACTACTAACGGCACTCCCGGATCTTCAGGGGCTTACACTCAAATAACTGTAGCCGTTGGAGCACCAACCCTGTATTATTATTGCACCAACCACAGTGGTATGGGCGGACAGGCGAACACACCATGAGCTACACAAAAACAACTTTAAAACAAGCTATACAAGATTATGCTGAGAATGACGAAACAACTTTTGTTAATAATCTTGATAACTTCATAAAGAATGCTGAAGAAAAACTGTTAAAAGTAGTGGACTTGGACGTTTTTCGTAAAAACGTGAACGCCGCTATGACTACGGGTAACAGGTTCTTGAGTCAGCCGACAGACTATTTGGCTACTTTTTCTTTGTCTTACAACAACGGCTCCGGCACAAGTCATGTTTTTTTAGAGCAAAAGGACGTGAACTTTTTACAAACGTATTGGACTACACCTACCACCACAGGTGCGCCGCGTTACTATTCTGTCTTTGATGTAGGTAATTTTCTGATAGCTCCTACTCCAGATCAGGATTATGCTGTTGAATTACATTATTACTACCGACCCGCTTCTATTACAGGGGCAACGGGAACGTCGTGGCTTGGGGAAAACGCACCAGATGCGCTTTTATACGGCTCTTTAGTTGAGGCTTATATATTTATGAAAGGAGATCCTAACCTCCTTCAGATGTATAGGCAGCAGTTTGAAGAAGCAGCACTTCGTCTTAAAAATTATGGCGAAGGCGTAGAAAATACCGAAGCTTATCGCGACGGGTTAGTGAGGACTCAAAAGACATGAATGTAGCAATAGTGGCGTTTGGCGGCTCGTTTTCCGAGTACGTCATGTCGCGCATAAACTCGCAGAACTTTGACGAAGTATGGGGTATAAACAGCATAGGGGCCATATTTCATGTAGATAAGACCTTTATGATGGACCCCGCCTCTCGTTTTTTAGATGGTATAAAAGCCGGGAAACAGACGGGAATAGCGCAAGAATTCTTATTAAAGACCCCTAAAAAAGGGCCTATATATTCTTGTTGTTTAGATGAAAGAGTGCCTGAAATAGAGCTATACCCCTTAAAAGAGGTTGTTGGCTCGTTAGGCTTTGCGTACTTTAACAACACGGTGGCTTACGCCCTAGCCTATGCTATTTACAGCGAAAAAGTTTCTAAAATCCACCTGTACGGGATAGATTTTAGTTACAAGCAGAATATAAATTTTGCGGAAGCGGGCCGTGCTTGTTGTGAGTTTTGGTGCGCTATAGCCCTTTCAAAGGGCATAAAGATAGAGATAGCTCAAAATTCAGGGTTTATGGACACTAACGTACCAGAAAATGAAAAGCTGTACGGCTACCATCGTTTAGAGGATCCTCTTGTTCAGACAATAAAAGACGGAAATCTGATTATTGTTCCTCAATCTGAGTATATCAAAGAAGAAAAAGAGACTTTAATGCCGCCAGAGCCGTTAGATAATCCAGTCCTTATCGGGCGACATGATGTGCCGGGAGTATCGTATAATGATTAGTGTACAAACAGGAATAGATGTAGGTACGATTGACGTTACTACGTCAAATGAGGGCGGCCTTTCGTCCGATCAAATAGCTGAAATGGCTCGTAAAAAGATAGTTTATGTGTCAGAAGAGGCCCCGCCTGCTATAAAAGATCAGGCTCAAGCGTTTGCAGGAAGGGTCGAAGACGTGCTACGTTTTTACATAGACTTGGCTAAACGTGAGGAGCGTGGTACTATATGCCAGACTTTGCGTAAGGCGGGTCACGACGACATTGCGGACTTTATTAGGAGACTATAATGGCAATCACTCAAGCAATGTGTACCTCATTTAAAACAGAGCTCCTAACGGGTACACATAATTTCACAAATAGCTCTGGAAACTCTTTTAAACTGGCCTTGTATGCAATCGGAGGTGGGGGAAAATCCAGCACAACCGCTACACTTGGCGCGGCAACCACCGCTTTCACCACAACAGGTGAGGTAGCAAACAGTGGTTCTTATGCCTCTGGTGGCGGTACATTAACTAATGTTACTCCATCAGCTAGTGGCACTACAGCGATCACAGATTTTGCTGATTTAAGCTTTACTACAGCAACAATTACTGCTCGTGGCGCGTTAATCTACAATGACACAAACGCTGATAAAGCGGTTTGTGTGCTTGATTTTGGGTCAAATAAAACTTCAAGTTCCGGCACCTTTACCATTCAATTCCCTACAGCGGACGCTTCAAACGCTATTATTAGAATAGCTTAACGGAGTAGACTGTGTCCAATATTGGCGGATGGGGTAGAGGCGCGTGGGGTGACGGCGCGTGGGGCCAACCTGTACCCGTAGTTTTAACGGGGGTAGCCGCTACTACGGGTGTAGGCACTCCTTTAGCCGGAGGCGGTAGCTTAGTCGGGCCTGTTGGCGCGGTCGGCACCATAGGGTTTGGTGATGAACAGGTTGTTGGTACTGCCGTTGTAGCTGTAACGGGAGTAAGTGCAACTTCGGCCACGTCTACACCTGAAGCACCTGCCGCCGCTATTTTGACGGGCAATTCCGCGACAGCTTCGGTTGGAACACTTAGTATTGTAATTCCAGTAACTATCGGTGTAACTGGAAACGCTGTTACGGGTGTTATCGGATCTCCGATAGTAGACGATATGGCTTTTGGCGTTACAGGATTGTCAGCAACAGGAAATGTTGGTATTGTCTTTATCTGGAGTCAAATCGTCATAACGCCGGATCAACAGGCAAATTGGACAGATTTAACTCCTGCTGGTGCAGGAACATGGACTGACCTAGTGCCGAGTCAATCAGCGAATTGGAAAGAGGTCGCATAAATGGCTAGCTCATATACTACTAGAACCGGTATTGAAAAACCCGCTACTGGCGAACAATCGGGAACTTGGGGTGATACTACTAACCTGAACTTCGATATAATTGATACGGCCCTTAATGGGGTAGTGACGTTAAGCTTATCGGGTACAAGTTCCTCTTTAACCACTTCAGATGGCACTGTTTCAGATGGCATGAACAAGTTAATTGTTTGTGGCGGATCTCCTTCCGGAACACATACGATAACGATTGCCCCTAACGACGCAGAGAAAATCTACTTTGTAACCAATGACACCAATCAGTCAGTGGTCTTTTCTCAAGGAAGTGGTGCTAACGTAACCGTGGCGACAGGCGAAAGTCGGATAATTCGCGCTGATGGTGCGGGCGGCGGTGCTGCGGTGACTGATTTCACCTCAACAATGGCGGCAAGTACCACCTTCATCAACAACACAGCGTCAGGAGACGCCACTGCTCTGGCAATTGCGTTAGGATAATGATATGGCAAACACATTTAAAGTTATAACAAAGGCTGGTGTCACATCAATAGACACCATTTATACCGTAGCGTCGTCTACTACTACAGTAGTTCTTGGTGTTATTCTAGGAAACACTACCACCACTCAACAGACAGCTACCGTTACTTTAACGTCAGATACGGCAAATCGTGCGGGAGCTAATAACGAGGCAAACCAAGAGGTTGAACTTGTAACAAATGCTCCAATACCCGCAGGATCCTCGTTAGAGATGTTAGCCGGTAATAAGGTTGTTTTAGAAACCACTGATGAAATAAAAGTCACAGCTACTGGTGCAACGGATGTAGCGTTGTCAATTATGGAGATCACCTAATGCCATATCTGGGTAATCCTTTAGCCTTTGCTTACAGCGCGGTAAGCTATCAAGATTTGACCGGAGTTACAGGAAGCCCCGCAAAGCGTGGCTTTACTCTTAGTAACGCTGTGCTAAACGCAAACGAGATAGAAGTTTTTGTTAATAATGTGCGCCAAGAACCTTCGGTAGCGTATACCGCCGGGGGTACAACTTTGACTATGTTGGGCGATGTTGAGACAACCGATGACTTCTACGTTGTTTTTCAAGGCATGGCAAAGCAGACGGTAAGTCCTGCGGCAAGCACTAATATGTCGATTACGGATCTAACCGTGAGTGGAGATCTTACGCTAGGTAAGGCGGTACAAGGTAAAACTTTTGTAGACACCACCAATTCAGGTAACATCACTCTTGATTTTGACACTTATCAGAACTTTGTTCTTACCCTGACAGGAGCCGTCGTACTGGTTAATCCAACTACGGAAGCCGTCGGTCAGACAGGTTTTATTATTTTAATTCAAGACGGTTCAGGTAGCAGAGGGTTGTCGACGGGTAATCAGTTTTTCGCTCCCGGAGGTGCTATAACCATATCTACTACTGCAAGTGCCGTTGATGTAGTGCCGTACATGGTTCAGGACACCGATAAAATTTTACTAGGTACTCCTCAACTCGCTTTTGCAGCGTTAGCGTAGGAAGAGCTTATGTCAGGACCTTTTGGATCAAGTCCTTGGGGTTACAACCCCGGCGGTGATTTCTATTCCCACAGCATTAATCAGTCGTTAAGGTTTGAAGATGGGGATAACCCATATTTAAACAAAACATTAAGCGGCTCTGGCGGCACTATCTTTACTTTTTCCTGTTGGGTAAAGCTGGGTAATTTAAGTATAAACCGTTGTCTTTTACAGGGTTACGCCGATGCAAGCAATTTTGCTCAGATAGTTTTATACAGTAACAATGTAGTAGGTATATATTCTACTACAAGCGGAACTGCTAGGCTTTACACTTACACCACTGCCCTTCAACGCGACCCAAGTGCTTGGTATCATATAGTTGTAAAATTCAACGGCACATCAGGGTCTGAAGAATTTAAAATATATATAAACGGAGTGGATCAAGCTCTAACAACTACTACAGCTTTATCGGCTCATCAAAGCAGTATTGGTAATAGTAACGCGCATTACATAGGCAATAATTTTAATCAGTCCTTAGATATGGACGGTTATATGGCAGAAGTTAATTTTATTGATGGAACAGCCTTGGATGCTTCTAGCTTTGGAGAGACTAAGGACGGCATCTGGATACCAAAAAATACCAGCGGCCTGACCTTCGGAAACAATGGTTTTCGTTTAGATTTTGCAGATAGCTCTGATATTGGCAACGATGTTTCTGGCAACAACAACGATTTTACTACAAACAACCTAGCTGCAACTGATGTCGTGCTAGACAGTCCAACCAATAACTGGTGTGAGCTAAATCCCTTATCAAAAGGGTCTGGCACTATAACTTTTAGCGAAGGCAATTTGAAGTCTAGCACTAGCGCAAATTTAGCTCCGTCTGAACACGGCGCAACATTTACAATTCCGAAATCTGGTAAATGGTATTGGGAAGCTGCATATACTGGTGCTTTAACGAATGGTGGGCAAGCCACTATGATGGGTATTATGGACATCGACACTCAAACTGTTGGTTTAAGTGGAAATCACCTAAATAACACAACTGGTGATTATATTACATACTACTCACACAATAGTGGTGTTTATGAAAACAACACACTTGATTCAAGTTTTAGTGGAAACGAAGCAGCGGCTACTGTTGGTTTTGCTTTGGATATGGACAATGGATATTTGTTTATACATCTGAACGGCACTTACATTGGCGGTACACCAAACTTTAGCACTGGTGCTAACCATGCGGCTGAACCAAATATAACTAGAACATGGCTTCCGTTTTTCGGTGCTAGTGGCGGTGGTGCAATTACTTGGAGAGCAAACTTTGGTCAGGATTCAGCAGGCATAAGCTCTGCACAATCCCCTGATAACGGGATTGGCACGTTTGAATATGATGTACCGGCTGATTATAAAGCCTTGTGTTCGCAGAATTTGCCAGAACCAGAAATTATTGATGGTAGTGAGAATTTCAATACGGTGCTGTGGACAGGCAATGGCAGCGATGGTCGCAGCATTACAGGCGTGGGCTTCGATCCAAACTTTGTCTGGATAAAAAGTAGAAACTTAGCAACAAGCCATCTATTGAATGACACGGTTCGCGGCGCAAACAAAAGTTTGTTTTCAGAAGGAGGCACTGAGGAAACCCCAAACAATGGTGGAGGCTATCTAAGTGCCTTTGTAACTGATGGGTTTTCCGTTACCTCTGGTTCGTCAGGCGATGATGCAGTCAATGATAGTTCTGATACCTATGTATCTTGGAACTGGAAGGCTGGCACAGCGTTCAGCAACTCTGCTGGTGCAAACGGCGCATCCATAGCATCGTCTGGTCAGGTCGACACAAAGGCTGGATTTAGTATTGTTAGTTATACCGGCAGCGGGTCAAATGCAACTGTAGCACATGGTCTAGGTGTGGCTCCTTCAATGGTCATAATTAAAGCAAGAGACGATACTACTGGAGATGGTAACTGGCTTGTATACGCAAAAGCTGGCACTGTAGATGAAACAGATTACTTATTGCTTAATAGCTCAACGAAAGCAGAAGATGAAGCGGGAGCTTTTAATGACACCGCTGCTACCACAACCACATTTTCTGTAGGCACATTTGTTGACTTAAATCAAAGCTCAATTACA